GGCCAGGACGAAGAGAGCAGCAATGCCGGCCAATTCACCCCGGACGTGATCCAGTTCAGCGCCATCGCCACCGACGCGCGCGAGGCGCGGGATCAGCGCGTCTATCTGCAGCTCACCTCTGCCGAAAGCGGCACGCCGCTCACGCAGTACATGGCGGGCACCACCAAGGGCGACAACATCGCCAGCGCGATCCCGGCGGCGGAGGCGCTGATACAGGGCACCTATGGCCGTGACCTGATCATGTATGCGCATTTCCTGATCGGCCATGAGGGGGTGGATTTTACCGGATACGACAGTTACGGCGCGCTGCTTTCGGCCTTTGCCGATGAGGTCTGCGGCTATGGCGCGGCGCTGGAGGCCAATGTCGCGGCAGACGTGCGGCCCAGGGTGATCACCTACCAGCCCAACAGCTACATCACCGATGCCGCGACGCCGAACGGCACCACGATCCGCCAGACCGCGCTGGACACACTGGCCACGGCGCTGAGTGACACGGATGTGGTCTGCATCGGCCCCGTTTATCATGAACGTGCTGTCGATGACGGTATCCACATGACCGGCAAGCTGATGACCGGCGAGCTGTTCGCCTATGTCTATGACAAGGTGCGGAGCGGGGATGGCTTCACACCGCTGCACATCACCTCGGCCACCCGGGATGGCGCGGTGATCACACTGGAACTGGACGGCCCGGCGGGCTTCCTGGCACTGGATGACGACTGGATGCCGGATCTGGAGCATGCCGGGATCCACTATGGCGACGACAGCGGCAGCGCGTCGGTGGCCTCTGTCGCACTGGTCAATACCTCGGCAACCAACCGGACGATCGAGGTCACGCTCGATGCCGTGCCCAGTGGCGGCAACCCGATGATCTATGTGGCGGGGCACAACAACACCACAGACGAGACCCGCCCCGGCGGCATGGCCTCGATCTACATCCCCGGTCCGCGCAGCTTCTGGCACGCCGCAGGCTATACCGAGTTCACCACCCCCGAAATTCGCTTCTACATCTGCCGTCAACGAGTGGCAGTCATCTAAGGAGAGGCCTATCATGGCAGGAATTGTAATCGACACCGTTTTTACCAATACCGCGCTGCCGGTGGGGGAAAGTCTCGCCGCCGGGGTGCTGGCGTCCGACAATCTCCAACACTGGTTTCAGGCTGACGGGGCGCACGTCGATCTCACTGGCGATACCATCGACAACTGGATCGACCGGAAAGGCAGCGGGCGGGTTCTTGCACCGGTTGCCGGTTCTGCGACACTGGACGACGCCGCGCTTGGGGCCTTTCCGGCGGCGCTGTTCGATGATGCGAGCAGCGATCACTACGCGCTCTCAGGATCGACTCTCCCGTGGAGCGGAGCTTTCACGATTGCGGCAGTGGCGCGGCTTGACGATCTTGCTTCTGGGTTGCGCATGTTGGTCGGCGCGGGCAGTGGCTCGACCTTCTATCTGGGGCGGATCGACACGCAAACCATGCGGCTACGCTGCGGCGGCACCAACAACATCAACGCGGTTTTTCCGAACACGACCGATTGGTTCAGCGTTATCGCGTCCTATGACGGTACATCTGTCGGCAAGGTTTCGATCAATGGCGCGGCGGCGATCAGCGGTGCAGCCAGCGATCCTTCCGTCAGCAGCGCCACGGTACTGGGCGCGACTGCAAGCAGCGGCACCGGCTTCTGGTCGGGGCACATCTCCGATCTGATGATCTGGAATATTGACTTGCTCGCCAGCGGCGCGGCAGCAGAGCGCGCCCGCGTTGAGGCGTTCTTTGCCTCGGCCTACGGCATCGGAGCATAGAACAACCCTCTTCCCTGCAACCAAAGTTTCACGTTATAAGTGAGACACCCTTCTAAGGAGCATCCTTATGGCCCTCGACCTTCAATCCCGCAACCTGACCATCAGCCGCGGCGTTGCCTTCTTCGCCCCGTACCTGACGGGCACCCAGACTCCCGGCCCCTACCGCGACCTCGGCAACTGCCCTGAGTTCACCATGAGCCGCGCCGTCACCACCCTGGAACACCGCAGTTCCCGCGGCGGCATGACCCATCGCGATGCCATGGAAACGCTGAACTCGGACATCAACGTCACGGTCACCATGGAAGATCTGAACGCGAAAAACATGGCGTTCTGGTTCCTCGACACACCGCAGACCACGACGATTGCTTCGGCGACCGATGCCACCGAAACCCTGTCGAACGTGCAGCCCGGCGGCATCTATCAGCTCGGCCGCAGCAACTCGGCTCCGATGGGTCTGCGGGGCATCTCCAGCCTCCAGGTGGTTCGCGGCTCTGACACCCTGACCGCTGACACTGACTACATCCTTGACGGCGACACCGGGCTTTTGACGATCACGGAAGACGGCGATGTGGCCCTGGATGACGATCTGGCGCTGACCTATGACGTGGCGGCCTCCA